TGGTTAAAAAATTTACGTCTTTTCCTATTATATTTTTATATGTACTCATAATTTTAACTTGTTGTTACGTTTCTAGTTGTTACTATAGGTCCTGTCCATTCTTCAACTGTTGTACCACCAAACACAGCTAAAGCTAAACTTGAATCACCACCACTAGGTGATTGTGAAGTTGGGCCAGCAGTAGCCATTGATGTAGTTGTTGTCCAACTAGTTCCATCCCATAATTCTGTTGAAGCTGAGTTTGCAGAAGGGTAACTATATGTAAAACCGCCATAAACAACACAATTAGTTTGTGTTCCTGATGAACCTAAAGCATTTCTAGCAGTGTTCATAGTGCCAGGTTGAGCTGTCCATGATGAACCATCGTAATAATTTGTTACATTAAAATCTGCAGGAGGATCTGTATGTCCGCCCATTTGAATAGCTGCAGTTTGTGTTCCTGTGCCACCAGGTCTGCTTATACCTTGTGGTAAATTTCCACCATTTGTCCAACTGCTTCCATCGTACTCTTCTGTTTTATTTGATTGAGATTGACCACCAAATAGTAAACTTGCTGTTTGAGTTCCAGCACTACCTGCAACAGTACGAGCATTACTCACCGCACCACCACCTGTCCAGCTTGAACCATCATATTCAAAAGAATTAGTTATAGAAGGATAAGTATAGCTAGGTGGTCCACCAGATTTACCAGAAGCTGATAAAGCCGCTGTCTGTGACCCAGAACCACCTGCACTATCCAAACCTGCTGGTGAATTAATATCTCCACCATTTGTCCATGATGTGCCATTATATTCTTCAGTATTTTTTACTGTTGTAAAATTCGGCCCATCATAACCACCAAAAGATAAACCTGCAGTTTGTGTTCCTGCTTGCCCTGATAAAGAACGACCAGTTGATCGTGCTCCACCAGAAGCCCAAGTACCATTTACTGTTTTATAAACTTTTAAAGAACCAATATTTGTATTATACCAAATTTGTCCAATTACCGGGTTTGTTGGATCTGAAGAGACTTTTCTTATCGATTGGCCTTTTAATGTTTTATAGGCTGCCATTCAACCTCCTTAATTATTCTTTAGAAGCCAGCCTTGAGTACCGTCTACATACACTAAAGTATTTGCTGCTCTTTCTGTTGATACCGTTAAAGGATCAGTTGATCCTGCAATTTTTTCTGTTCCGTTTTGATCAATCGTTAATGCGTTAGAATCAAACGTTCCTGCATAATCTATAAAAGAAATTTCATCACCAATGCTTCCTGCAGGTAAATCCATTTCAAACGCACCACCTGTAGTATTAATAAAATAACCTTCACCAGCTACTGCTGTAAATGTAGAAGTTTTAACTGCTTGCCATGAAGTTCCACCTGATACTTCTGCAAAAGATAACTGTCCAACACCTGTTGTTCCTGAACCAGTAACACTTGCTACTTTTAAAAATCTATCTGCTGTAACATTTCCAGTGGGAAATTTAAGTGTGTAAGATTGATTAGCTGAGTGTGCTGGAGATTGTAACTTAATACCATGAGAGTTGGCTTCACAATTTAAAACTAATGTTCCAGGGTTTGTATTACCACCAACAACTACTTCACCAGTTCCATTAGGTGTAGCTGTAATTGCACCATTAGCACCATCTGTAATTGTAATATTACCAGAGTTTGTACCAGCATTTGTATCTAAAACTAAATCATATGCACCACTTGAAGTAAGAGTTGCTGCTGCAGCTCCTGTACCGATTTGTATTTCACCAGTTCCTTTTGGTCTTAATTCTAAACTAATATTAGAATCATCTCCAACTGCACCAATTTCTGGTCCTGATCCTGTTGCAGCATTTGTTATATCAACATGGTTTACTGCGGATCCAGTTGTTTCAAAAATTAATTGTTCATTTCCATTTTCGTCTCTGATACCGTGAGCATCATCGAAATCTATCATGAAAGAGTTAGTGTCTAAGTTACCACCTAATTGTGGTGTAGTATCATCAACTAAATCACTAGCTAATGAGATTGTAGAAATATTTGGGTTTGTGCCATCATCTGCTTTTGCATATGCAATTACAGTTTTACCGTTTGCAACTGTAGCTGAAGTCCCTGTTCCTGTTGCATATTTAAATACAACATTTTGAGATCCTGATGTTGCATTCTTTAAAAAATAAAAATTTTGTACATCTAAAGGTATTGTAACATTTCTAGATGCTGTAAGAGATCCTGTAAATTCTATAACTCTGTGTGCAAGAGTTGCACCAGTTGATCCATCAGAAACAGAAAGAGTTGTATCTGAACCATCAGTTACAGCTTGAGCTGTATAACCGCCAGATATTTGTTCTACGATTTCTAAGTTTGTGTTTGTTTTTGTACCCCAAGTTCCTGCATTTTCACCAGTTGCTTGTTTTTCTATACCCAAAGGGGTGTATGTTGATGCCATAAAAAATTCTCCTACGCTGCTACATCGTTATAACTTGTATTTGATCCAGTTGCAACATCCGAATATGAAGAATTCGAACCCGTTGAAATATTACTATACGATGTATTAGAACCAGTGTCAACATCACCATAAGCAAATATGTCTACAGTTCCTACACTAAACGTTGCTGATTTTCCAGTTAATCCTACTACCATATCTGGTATGGTAGTAACTGTTCCAAGACTAGCGCTAAACGATATTCCTGTTAATCCTAAACCTTCTTCTACAGTTAAAGATCCTACGCTAGAAGTCATACTTATACCAGTTAGATTAGCAACAGCACCACCTAATCCAATAATAGAACCAAGTTGAGCTTCCATAGAAAGACCAGAAAGAATAACTGTATCATTTGGTATGATTACTGAACCTAAAGTAAATGTTGCTGCAATACCTGTTAAGTCTGCTTCTTGCGAAGATGTTCCAGTTGCAGTTCCTTGTGTTAAAGTTATTTCTTGACCAGAAACAATTACTGTCTCGTTTGGAGCAAAAGCAGTTCCTTGAGATAAAGTAAGATCAAGACCTGTCATTCCAACAGTCATGTCAGCTACAACTGGTACACCTAATGCAGCTGTAACTTGTTGACCTGTTAAACCTAAAGTTACGTCATTTACTGTTAATGAACCAACTGAGAATGTTGCTGATAAAGTTGTGTCAAGAACTACAGGAACAAAAGCTTCACCTTGTGAAGATGTTATTTCAAAACTTGTAGGTGTTATGACTTGATCAGGAACATCAACTGAACCAAGACTAGATGTAATTTGTATTCCTGTTAAAGAAATTGTTTGGTCTGAAAGATCTCCCCAGCCACCATCGCCACTCCAAGCTTGAGCACCCCAACCTGTTTTTAAAGTTGTGTCTTCACCCCATTCAGCTTGGCCCCAGGTGAACCGTCCCCATCCTGAGTTTACCGACATGGTCGGCCTCCTATGCTAATCTGATTATTGCTGCTGTAGCGTCGTTTGCAGGAAACTCAATTTTAAAAGTTCCATTACTTGCTGTTTTGTCACCACCGAAAGCAATAATTGCTACAGAGTCAGTTGTACTTGAACCCGTTCCTGTAGTTGTATTGTAAATCATTGCACCATTTGCAGTGAAAGAAGCTGAAGAATATGTAACATCACCAAAATCTGTAAAAGCTGTTGTTCCTGTTAAACCAACTCCTGATCTTGTAAGAGTTGCACCTCCAGCCGTATAAGCTGTTCCTGATGTGTTTGTAATTTCTTCTGAAGTTGAATAATCTGTTGTTGCAGCACCTAAAGAAGCACCACTATCAAATAATGCTAATTTAAAAGTATCACCACCAGATGATGCGAAACTGTGTTTACCTTGTAAAAGTTCTTGTTTAAAACTTGAACATATTGCCGATGTTATTGCCATAATTTATCTCCTATGGGTTTGCTGAGTTAATTGGTATTCTAACTGCGCCGTCTGTGTAGTCGTCTCTTCGTCTTCTACCAACTTGCTCGTTAGCAAACTTCTGTACTTCTTGTTTATACTTATTTTCATATAGTGTCAACATGTCTATAGGACCTTTTAAAAATCCATATGCCTCTGATAAACAACAATATAAAAGCCCATTTGGAAAATTCATACTAATATAATTAGTCTGATTGCTAGACTCTAAAGTGTCTGGCATTTTATTGTAATGAACCCTAAATCTATATGTTGTATTTGGTGTTGGCGATAAAAATATTCTACCTGATGTAGTGTCTGAGGCTCCAGTTGCACCACCAAATGAAGCATAATATTTAGGTTGACCTTGGGCTGCTGACGTTCCCGTTATATCTTGATACTCTTGAAGATAGGTCATATCTTTTTTCTCTAACCATCTGTTAGCTCCTGTAATAGCAGATCCCGCGGTATCATAAACTTGTATACCTCTAATAAATAAACACCCTGCAGGTGCATTTATGGATTCTTGTCCTGCCGCAAAATTACCTAATTGTTGTTTTCTATCTGCATCAATAGGTATATCTCTCATAATTCTATACTGAGAATTAAGAATTATATTTTCTAAAATATCTGTAGTTAAAACATTAGAATCTGTTTCAGTATAATTTCTAATCTGTGTAACTAAAGTTGAATAACTTATACCAGCCATTATTTAACTATCTCCAAACAATTAAAACAACTTTTTGTAAAAGAATTATGTTCCCAACAATATTGTTTTTTTAAAAATCTATACCAAAAAATTTTTATTTTATTTATCATGACTTTAAACTGACTGGTCCAATTGAACAGCCATTTCCTCCACCTCTTGTTTGGCCTACTGTAGCAGTATTTGTGACTACAGTAAAATGAAAAAAATTGGTTAAAGAATAATCTGTTGTAATTCTTTGATCAACTCCATCAACAGTTTTGTAAATACCTGTTGTAATTGTATAACCTGCTGATCTTTGTATGTTAGATCCTAAAATACCATCAAAATTTAATATATTAGAAAATCCTGCTATAGGATTACCTGACACTCCTGTATTTGGATTGTAAGGTGTACCTGTTCCAGGTGATGTAGTAACTGAACCCCTAAATCTATGAGTAGTTCCGTTTGTTAAACCATGACCGGGTGCAAATATATTTATAATACTAGAACCCGCTTTAAAAGTTTCAAATGGATTATCTCTTAAGGGTATTAAAACAGCTGGTTCTAATCTTCCGGGTCTTACATGCAATAGTGCAACACCATCGCCTCCTGTTGATTTTGGATCGAGTTGTGGTTGTTTTGGTTCAAATTCTGAATTATGTACAAACGCACCATTCCATTCTCTAACCATTTCTCTATATGGAAATTCCATACCAGATCTGTCTGATATTGCTTTTGCATATTTACCTGTTGCGTATTTTGACATTATGTTCCTGGGTAATAAGCTTTTGGTGTAATAAACGTACTTGAAGCTGAACCATCCTCTGCAAGAGCTCTAGCTAATTCATCTTCATAATATAATTTCATTTGTTGAACTAATTGTGGTTGAAATTTTTGTGCAAGATAAAATGCTAAACCTGCAACCATACAAGGTACAAATCTAAATGGTACATCTGTTGCATTTGTATAGTCTCCTACATCTTGAATTCTTTTAATGTAATAAAAATGCATATCTTTAGATGCATTTGTTGAATCGGGTGTAGGATAAACACTAATACTTACATGATCAATAAATCTTTGAACCCAATATTGATTAGGTGTTCCTTTAGAAAGTTTATTTGAAAAACCTGCATAAGTCGATCTGTCAACTTTAGTCATAGGACTATCTGATTGAGTTGTTGCTGTTCTATTATTTCTTAATTGTGCTTCAAGGACATCGGATATTCCATAAACACCATTGGGATTTGATGTAGCACTTGTACCATCTGTAGCTTCTCTAAAAAATTTATACTCAGCTTGTCCTTCTACTAAATCTAAATCTAGTTCTCCTACTTCCCAATAATGAATTCCTCTATTTCCCCATTCTTGAAATAAAATATTTAAAGATCTTCTAGCAGATTTAAGTTGATAACCTGCAACGTTTTGTAATCCAATACGTTCAAAAGAATCTTCTATTATTTCATCAATAGCAAAAGTTTTATCGAAAGTTGTTGTTTCCGAAGTAGTATTAGCCATTTAAACTCCTACGATTCGTAAACTTTAATCCATTCACAAACAATTGTACCTGTATCTCCATCTGTACAAGCTGGTAAAACAACATTTACATCACCAGTGAATCCACTAGCATCAGTGTTTTTTAATCCACCAAAAGATGTATAATCGTATTCCATTTCACCTGCTAAAGTTTGAAATACAACATCTGTTGTTGCATCCCATTGCATTCTAATTGCATCAGCTGGTGCTGTTACTGAAACATTAAAACTAACTTTGTTTAGTCTTACAGTTTTGCAAGTTTTACCATTGTTTGATGATAATGTAGAAACGTCAACTATTTTAGTTGTGCTTCCAGAACTATCAGAAACCACATTGTAGTGAGTGATTAGTTTTTTTGATCCGTCGAATACAGTTGTATTTAATACTGTGTCTGCCATGTTTTTCTCCTTTTAAAAGGTGCCTGCATTACCAGGCACCCCGAGTTAATTATTATGCGTCTGCGAACGGTGTTACAATAGTTCCTGATCCAATCAATAAAGAATTGTGAACCATATATCTATTAGTATCAACCGCTGTAAAAGATACTATACTACCAGCGATTCCACCTTTTGTAGAACCATTCATAGTCATAACATCATTACTTGAACTGTCGGCTACGAAAGCTTTTTTCGAACCATCGTTTACACCAATCATAACTGCACCAATAAATCTGTCAGTGCCGTCTGTTTTGATATCCATATCAGTTGCAGCTGTTTCAACAAAAAAGTTAAAAGTTGCACCAATGTTGTTTAAGTTGTTAACGTCATTATCACCTGCTGATGCGCCATTTGCATTTACATTGATTGAAGGTAAAGTAAATTTACCATCTGCATCATTTGTAAGTAAAATTTTGCCAGCGTGTGTAGCGACTGTTAATGTAGTGTCAGCTGTTAAGCTAACAGTCATACCAGGACCTGTATTTACAAAGCCATTTTTAGAAATGACTGGTCCTGAAAAGGTTGTGTTTGCCATGATTATTCTCCTAGTTAAATTCTACATAGTCTCTAGGCCGTCGACTATACTGCGTCTATGCAGAATATTAATTTATGTATAGTGAAAATATTATATGTTATTTTTTAATAGAGTGCAAGAGAGCCTACGGTATTTATGCATTTCAGCAATGTAGCTTTTGATTAAGTAGCTACAGAAACTTGTGGAGCTGCTCCTTCGACAGTATTCTGTCTATGGGCAATAGCTGCTTCTTCCAGCTTAATGTCAGTAATGACTTTTTTAACTTTGTCATCGATTCTGACCATTTCAAGAGTGTATCTACCATTAGACAGATGCTCTTGTTCCCACTTCAACTCCAAGGACCTTTTTGCTTTGTATAGGTCTTGTATCATCAACAACCTCCTCATAGGTTATTCTGTTTACTCGGTTATCATATGATATACCAAGATATTCCCAATTTATACTTTTTTCTCCCAATTTGTCAAGGATTGATTGTTCTAGAGAAACAGCATCATCTTCAGACAAAACTTTAAATTTTGCATGATGATCGTAAGCCCATATATTTACTTGGAAATTTGTCATCTTCTTATCAATTTATGTTATAAATGGGGCGATTTTTAGACCGCCCCATAAAATTTAATGATTATGCACCTTCAACGCCGAAGATACCTCTAGGGTCTGATACTCCAAATGAGTATCTTTCTCTAGCTTTGTATCTAACGTTTCCAGTATCAAAGTCACCTTCCATTGCAGTTGTCAATGGAGCTCTTGTGAACATTTTCATACCATTTGGTACGTCTGTAATGATGTAGAATGCATCAGAGTCAGTTAAATAATTATTAACTCTGTATCCTTGCGGAATCATACCCATAGATACGATTGCATTGATATCATTATCAGCTGTTCCAGTTCTACCTTGAGATTTCATTAATCTCTCAGCTGTAAACTGAAGCTCTTGAGGAATAATCATTTTTACTCCTCTTGCTGCAACTTTAAGACCTCTTTCGTCAGTCATAGCACCTATATCTATAAGTGATTGTTCTAACGAAGTTTCGTTAAGGTCTGCCTGCGTTGTAAGGGTATTTTGAAAAGTACCATTTAACGTAGGGTGAGCTGTATTAAACAAGCTAACTCCATCACCTGAATCAAATGTATCAGTTGTTGGTAAACCGTTGATTAAAGGCTCAACAGATTTTACTTGTTTAGCATTACTCATAGATCTAGCTAAAGCTTTTGTGTATCTAGCAGCTAATCTATCGTAGAGGTTATCTTCGATAGCTTCTTCTGTGATAGCAAATGCTAAAGCTACAGTCTCATGTGAGTAACGAGCTGTGAAAGTCTCTTGTGCATCGTCAAATGCTACTCCAGAACCTTCACCTTTTACTTGTGCACTTCCGAATCCTGATAACATAACTTCTTCTTCAAAAGCTCTGTCAGATGATTCGTTGGTATAAATCTCAGCATGCTGATTTTCATACCTTTTGTATTCCAAGCCGAACAGTGCGTTCAAACCTGGCTCTAGTTCTTTAACTAGTTGTGATCGTGATATTGCCATGATTGTTCTCCTATTCTAGGCTTAAGCGTCTCTACTCCATAGAGTTGCTCTGTTATTGAATACAACGACAATGTCTGCACCAGCTGCAGCTAGATCCTCTTGATTTGGAACTTCTGCTGATCTGATTATTCTAAACGCTCTACCGTCATTATCGGCTTGAATGTCTAGAGTTACGATTGATGTGCCGTTTTTATGTGAACCGTGGTTGTTAAGATTGCATCTTCCAGCAATGTTAGAGTCAGCCACTGCTGCGTCTGCTCTTACAATGTATTCTTGGAAGGGGTTATCATTAACGAAACCAATGCCATCATTATTACCAGTGTTGTTGTTTGTTGCAAAAGTAGTTCCTGACGCTACAAAATTAGCAAATGTTGGTTTGCTAGTTGAGTTGTCAATATAGAACGCACCATTGAACACTCCTAGGATTGGTTGCACGTTTGAAGCATCCGCATCCCAAGAAGCACCACCAGTTAGACCATCGTCCATAGTAGCATGAGTTATATCCTGAATGTAGCTCGCATCTCCGCCAGATGAATACTGTAAAGAAACGGGAGCATGACTGTGGATATTTTTACCCAAGCCACTTTTGATTTTGTATTTAGATTGTCCAGACGTTGCAGGTGTATTCCCCAACGCAAGAGACATTCTAGCACCAAAACCAGTTGTACTTGTGTTAGCCATAGTTGTTTTCTCCTTATGTGCCTGTCTTCGAAAAAACTTCCAGCACGATTAATGTTAATCGATGATATTTAAAATTACTTTTTCGTACCACCGAAGGTTACACGGGATTGCCTTTCAACATTGATAGGCATCCTACTATCCTGCTCCTTCATTAGATCGTTTTTTACTGCTTGATCACGGTCTTGGTGTCTACCAGTCATGTAATCTTGTCTTTGTTGTGCGATCTCGTTAGGTACCTTCGCAAGCAGAAGGCCACCGACCCCAATCACTCCCTTGTATTTCCCGTCTTCGAGAACAGGATAATCGCCTGCGTTTTCGACTTCTTCGGCACGAACTAATTCATAACCTTCTCTTAAACGTCCAGTTATATTTTTCGTGTCTTGAAATCCTACGACTTCAGCTCTTATCCATCTATACCTGAATCCATCAGGTGCAGGGGGTGCATCTAGAGAAGATGGTGGAACCCACACTTTAGGTCTTTCCGACTTTGTTCGTGTTTGGCTCGCACGAGAAGTATTTTTATCTTTTTCCATTTTACGCTCCTTCCGTGTTTTTCAATTGTTTTGCGTACTCTTCGAGTGGCACTCCTAATTTTTTAGCTATTGCTACTTGTGAAGAAGTGAGTCTCACAGTTTTGCGACCAGGCTTTACGCTTCTTTGTGCTGAAGCGACCGTTTGCACGGGAGCTGTCGTAGTTGTTTCAGTATTACCAAATTTATGGGGAAAGTCAACTCTAATACGTTTATCAACTTCCGCATAATACTCGTCAGAGCTAGGATCAAACCCTTCTTTTTCAGTAAGATCCTTATGTATCTCAAATGCAGTATACGTCATCGCCCTATTATTACCAAACCAAGTATTTTTTGATGCCCAAGCTTCTGCTCTAGGATCAGGATTATCTGGTTGTTTTGTAATATCAGGTGCGTTTTGCACTTGAGAAGGTTTTATTGGTTTATCCTCTTCTACTATCTCCTCTTGCCCTTGTTTTATTTGTTCAAGCTTTGCATTTTCAAAGGCTAAAGTTGCAATTCTCTTATTAGCTTCAACTTGAGCTTTAGAATCTCCAGTATCGATCGCAGCAGCTAATTCTTTTTGTGCTGATTCTAATCCTGTTTGAATACTCGACTCAAATTTTTTAACATAATCAGAATCTGTTTTTTTAAATTTAGATTCTAATTTTTGTCTAGATTCTTCTACACCTTTAGCATAATCAAGAGCTGCGTGTTCTCTTCTTTCAGCCTCTCTTAATTTACGAGTTAGTTTTCCTATTCTCGCTTGTACACCTTTACTGTAGTCTTCTAGTTCACCGTCAGATTTTTTTTCATCTAACTTTGTTTCTCTTTCATTTTCAAATGATTTATCTGTTTCTTTTTCCGTGTTTTCTTCTGGCTGTTCAATTACAGCTTCTTCTTTTGCTTCTTCAATATCTACCGTAACATCAGATCCTGATGTATCGATGGGTACTGTCTTTTTTTCTTCGTCTGGCATAGTTTACTCCTTCCTATGATTAAAACTCATGCAATATGTCTTCTGGACTATCTATTGTTGCTAACACTTCATCGTCGTTTAGCAGACGCATTTCCCCACCATCTATCTTGATCCGTGATCCAGCGTAACGCGCAAACATTACCCAATCATTGACCTTGCACCATGGACCTTCAGGATATCTCTCCTTATCCTTATAACATTGAGGACCCATAGCTAATACTAAACCAACTTGAGATGCAACTTGTTGCCTCTCTAAAGTTGTTTCAGCTAATACTAATCCACCTTTAGTTTTATCTTTCATCTTAAAAGGTAAAACTATCATTCTCCAACCTGTCGGTTTTGGTAATTTTGGTTCTTCTTTTTTCTCTGATTTCTTTACACCAATAAGATCATTGTTTGGTGTTAAGATTGATGACTGTTCCTTTTTCATTTTGCTCCTTGTCGTTTAGCAGGTTAGAGATTTCCTGTTTAGTTGCCTCTAGGGCGGTTATCTGTCCTATTATATACTGATACTTTTCCATATTGTCAACACCTCCTGATGTTACTGTTATAGATAGCGCTTCTATTCTAGTATTTATAAAATTAATTAGTTTTCTTAATACGTTTTCTAATTGCATCTTTACCTTTCTTTAAATAACCTTTAGGCTTTTTTTATTACTTTTTTAGATCCGCCATTAATAGCTCCTTTTAACATTTTAGCTTGTTTAGTATGAGCTTTAACTGCTTTGCCTAATCCTTTAATCACTTTTTTAATTGCTTTTTTCTTTAACATTTCCATCTCCTTCTTGCCTGACGGATTCGTGAATTAGGATCAGCTGCAGCTTTTGGAAATTTTTTCATTTGACCTGCACTTCTTGCACAGTACGACTTACGTCGGTTTGCAGCTTTTGATCCTGGCTTCACTTTTCCAGTCACGGCTGTTTTTAGTTTTGAACCGGGATTATCTCTTCTATATCGGGCGACCCCAGCTTTAGTCATCCCTGCTCCAGACTTTGTAGATCTGAAATATTTTTTAGTTTTTGGAGGATTTGTTCCTTTTGAATAATATTCTCTTCTCATTATACAAATGTTTTTACGTTGGTTGGTTTACCACCGGGATTACCTGCTGATCGTTTTCGTTTGACAGCACTCGCCTTTTGCCCTTTTGACATCCGTGTGGCTTTTGCAAGTGGGACGCATTTTGGATACTTCCGTTTCGAGCCTTTGCTTCTCCCGCACGGCTGATACTTGCCGTTCTTCTTCGGTGCTCCAATGTCTACCCATTTTTCCGCTACCCATTGTCTTAAACCACCTTTTGAAAAGTGTGTACGCATTA